TTCGTTAGTATAAATTTCAGCATGCTGATTTTCATACCTTTTATATTCCAGCCCAAATAGTGCATTCAGGCCTGGTTCTAGTTCTTTGACTAGCTGTGATCGTGATATTGCCATAGTCTAATTGCTCCTATTAATTGTGGCCGTTGAACGAATTTAGGTTCGATACAACAACTACTGAATGTCTGACTGAAGCAGCATCTTCATTTTCAGGATCCTCTGCTGATCTTAACATTCTATATTGTTTACCGTTCGCTGAAGTTGTTCCAATGTCTAGAGTGGCATCTGACTTACCAGTAGTGTCATCACCACTTGATGTATTCATGTCATATGTTTCTAGAAATGTTGTAACTCCAGTTGCCGCATCCGCTGCAACCACGTATTGCTGGAAAGGGTCGTCTATTACAAAGGCTGTAGTGTCTTCACTGTTAGCGGGAGTAATAGTTGCTTTGTAGAAATTCGCAAACGTTGGCTTCAAAGTAGAAGCATCGTTGTAGAATATTCCGTTCAAAACACCTAAAGTATCTGCAGCAGAACCTTGTCCGCCTACTACATAACCGCTAGAGATCTTAACAGCTTCGCCATTGTAAATAGTTGTGCTGTGGCCAGCATCGATTTTGTATTTTCCTTGACCTTGGATAGATGGTCCACCACCTAATCTTCCAGCTGGGATAAGTCCAAAACCTGTTGTGTTTCTATTAGCCATAGTTTTTTCCTTTTCCTATTACAATGTTAATTTAATCCGATGATATAGAAATAATTAAAAAATTATTTTTTCGTACCACCGAAGCTTACACGAGACTGCCTCTCAACATTGATTGGCATCCTCTGGTCTTGCTCCTTCATTAGATCGTTTTCTACAGCTTCGCTTCGCTCTTGATGACGATTAGTCATATAGTCTTGTCTCTGCTTCGCAATCTCTTCAGGTACCTTCGCAAGTAGAAGGCCTCCAACTCCAACGACTCCCTTGTATTTTCCATCTTCAATAACTGGATAGTCAGATGCATTTTCGATTTCCTCGGCACGAACTAGTTCATATCCTTCTCTTAAACGTCCAGATATATTTTTCGTATCTTGAAAGCCGACGCTCTCTGCTCTAATCCATCTATACCTGAATCCGTCAGGTGCAGGGGGTGCATCTAGAGCTGATGGATGAACCCAAACTTTTGGTCTTTCAACTTTAGACCTAGTTTGATTCGCACGGGAAGTTTGATTTTCTTTTGTCATACGCTTAAGCCTCCTTCGTGGTTTTTAATTGTTTTGCGTACTCTTCGAGTGGCACTCCTAATTTTTTAGCTATTGCTACTTGAGAAGAAGTGAGTCTCACAGTTTTGCGTCCAGGTTTTACGCTTCGTGAAGCCGATGCAACCGTTTGCACGGGAGCGGACGTTTTCTCTGCTTGATTATTACCAAATTTAGCAGGAAAGTCAACTTTCATCCTTCTATCAATTTCTTGATAGTATTCATCTGAAGTTGTGTCATATCCTTCATTTTCTAAATCCTGGTGGTGAGCTATGGCTGTATTAGTCATGGCTCTATTACTTCCAAACCATGTGTTCTTAGTAGCCCAAGCTTCAGCTTTAGGATCTGGCATTGGTGTATTTTCAAGCTGATTCTGTTGAATGTTTCCACTGTCAGCGGGTTTTACAGATTCTTCTGTTTTAACCTGTTCCCTTTGTTGTTTTGCTTGTTTTATTCTAGCATTCTCAAAAGAGAGTTCTGCTATTCTTTTGTTAGCTGCGATTTGACCTTTAGCATCTGCTGATTCAATTGCCGCTGCTAGTTCTCGTTCTGCAGCTTGTAATCCAGCATCAATGTTTTTTTCAAATCTTTCTAAGTTAGCTAAATCAGATTTTTGAAAACTAGTTTCCATTTGTTTTCTTTTTTCTTCAACTGATCTTGCATACTCTACGGCAGCTTGTTCTCTACGTTCTGCTTCTCTCATCTTACGAGTAAGTTTAGCAATACGTGCTTGAACACCTTTACTGTACTCTTCTAATTTATCGTCTTCTTTTTTTACTTCTTCTTTTTTCTCTGTTTCTTGTTCATTAGACTGAACATCCAACTGCTCATTAGATTCCTCAGATGAATCATTGGACTCAGTATTGTTTTCAACTGTTTCATTAGATACCTCTATTTCATTTTCTTTTTTATCCTCTTGCAGATTTATTTCTGCACCAGGACCCGATGTATCAATATCGACAGTTTTAGCTTCTTCTGGCATAGTTATCCTCCTATGTTAAAACTCATGCAAGATGTCCTCTGGACTATCAATTGTTGCTAACACTTCATCGTCGTTTAGCAGACGCATTTCCCCACCATCTATTTTGATTCGGCTACCTGCATACCTTGCAAACATAACCCAATCTTTCTCTTTGCACCACGGACCATCAGGATACCTCTCTTTATCCTTATAACAATCTGGACCCATAGCCATCACTAAACCAACTTGTGATGCAACTTGTTGTCTCTCTAAAGTTGTTTCAGCTAAATGTATTCCACCTTTAGTTTTTTCTTTCATCTTAAAAGGTAAAACTAAAAGTCTCCACCCAGTTGGTTTTGGTAATTTTGGTTCTTCTGTTTTTGATTTTTTTACACCAATTAAATCATTGTTTGGTGTTAATATTGATGACTGTTCCTTCATTTTTTTGCTCCTTATTATCTAGCAGGTTAGAGAGTTCCTGTCTTGTGGCTTCTAAGCCATTTATTTGTCCTATTATATACTTGTAATTTTCCATTGTGTCAACACCCCCAGAGGTTATTGTCACGGATAGTGCTTCTAATCTAGTATTTAAAAACTTAATTAGTTTTCTTATGACGTCTTCTAATTGCATCTTTACCTTTCTTAAAAATTGCAGCGACTTTATTTTTTCCCATAACTTTGGCACGCTGTTCTCCAACAGTTAATATCTGTATTTTTCTAGCAAAAGGTTTACTTACACGTTTTACTTTTGCAACTGTGGCACTTGCATCTGCTGGTGTAGCAAATTTTATACTAACAGTATCTCTAGGATTTTCATCCGTGTAAAGTCTTCTGCCAGAGCCTTTAGGCTTTTTTCCCGTTCCTACTTTTGGATCCGCCATGTAAGACTCCTTTCAAAGTTTTTGCTTGAGCAGCATGTGTTTTAGATGCTTTCTGCAAACCCTTCATTACTTTTTTTATTTTTGCTTTTGCTTTTTTCATATTAACATTTCCATCTTCTACGAGCTTGACGAAGTCTTGAATTAGGATCTCTAGCGGCTTTAGGAAATTTTTTCATTTGTCCTGCACTTCTTGCGCAAAACGATTTACGTCTCTTAGCAGCTTTTGATCCTGGTTTGACTTTGCCAGTGACCGCTGTTTTTAGTTTTGAACCAGGATTTAATCTTCTGTAAGCAGCGACCCCAGCTCGTGTCATCCCTGCTCCAGACTTCGTTGATCTGAAGTTCTTTTTATTTTTGGCAGGCATTCTATCTTGTTTTCTCAAACTATACCTCCAAATCCCATCTTCTTTCTTTTAGCAAATGTTGCAACGTTAGTTGGTTTGCCACCCACTCCTTGAGCTACTGCTCTTTTTCGTTTGACAGCACTCGCCCTTTGCGAGTCGGTCATCCGTGTGGCTTTTGCAAGTGGCACGCATTTTGGATACTTCCGTTTGGCATCCGCTTTTTGTTTTGAACGGCCACACTTTGCGAACGAACCATCCTTTCGTTTGCTCCCAATATCTACCCATTTTTGCTTGAACCATTTATCAAGTCCATTTTTTGCCATGTCATTAAAATGTTTTTGTTTTCTTTGACCTGTTAGACATGATAGCGCCACAACCTCTGGCAACCTTACCACCTTCTTTTAAACCTTGTCTTCTTAATCTTTGAGTAGCTTCAGCTAATCCACCACCCATATAAGTTGCTCTTTTTATCATACCACCCATGGCTCTTTTAGGTCCTTTGAAATCTTTTCTTTTTACACCTGATGGATCTTTAATTTTACCTGCACAAATTCTAGAAGCATATGCGTTCGCGTATGCACTGGGATATACTTTGAACTTTCTTTTGGCTGCTGCTTTACCTCTAGGACAAAGTTTAGTCATTACGCTCCTACAAATTTTTTAATTTTTTTAGAAGTCTTACCCGATAGCTCAGGCATAATTTTATCTGGTTTTTCACCTTTTAGTAATGTTGTGTATTTCTTACCCTTGTGTGTAAAAGTTTTTTTACCCATTTTTCTAGCAAGTTTAAAAGCTGCACCTTTTTCAGAAAGCTGTTTACTTTTATCTCCAACACGAGCTCTTTCTCTGTCAGACATTCTTTTCTTAGCTGCTTTAACTTCTGCTGCTGTCTTTGTAGAATATTCTAGTTTACCTTTTTTAGTATCATCTCTAGTAGATGTAAAAGTTTTTTGTTTATTTTTTCTAGCTTTTGAAAACTGTTCATCAAACGTTGGTAAAAATTTTTTTCTAACACTACCAATAGCTCTTCTAATAATTCCAGGTTTCTTTTCAGATTTTGTAGTTGTAGTAGTTTTAGTTGTAGTGGTTTTACCTGTTACACCACCGCCTCTTTTATATCCTTTAGGAGATATTTGTTTATTATATAATCTATTTGCCATGAACCTTTCCTCCTTTTTTCATATAGCCCATTTTGTTTCTTACTTCAGTTGGAAGTTTAGATAAACCTTTTTGAGTTTTAGGATCAACAGGTTTTAAAGAACCACCCATTTTCATTCCAAATCTTTTCTTACCCTTTTTATTCAGTTTAATAATTTCTTTAATGCCAGGATAATCTTTTGCTTTACCTACACCACCTGCCATAATTTTTCTAACTTTTGGTTTTTTAACAGGTCCACCTTTATTCATAGTTGCAACGTTTAACATTTTAGTTTTTTCATCATAACTAGCGTCTTTATATTTTTTGCTACCTGTTATTTTTTTTAATTCTTTTTGAGACTTTAATTTTCCACGAAGAATATTTCCTTTTGTAGATGAACTACCCATTGGACTTTGTTTAACTGAACCACCTTTTTGATAACCTTTAGGTGTTACTTGTCTATTATATAATCTGTTTGGCATTATTTTTTACCTCCGCCGTTTTTAAAAATTTGTGTACCCTTTATACCATAAATACTTGCCACGACAAGGATCCACAGATTTGTGAACCATGACGGGAGCTGCTGGAACTGTTCAAAGAACATTTTTATTTTTTCTGCTGCTCCAGGATCGTCTGAGAAGACCCCCCAAGCAATCACTAAAATTGGCGCCGTTAATACAAGCAAAACAAACTCGTCTTTCCAGTCCGATTGTCTAGCTTCTAATAATTTGCCTTGGTATTCGCTCTCCCCTTTTGCCATCTTAGAGGCATGCATGTGTTGAGCGTCAGCCATCGCCATCTTTGTCTCTTGTTTTTTCTTATAGATGTGCGTTGCTGCGTTTAAGCCTAACTTTAGAGCACTAAACCACATAATTTAGTACGCTTTAGAGTTTCTTCTTTTTTCTGCTAACATTCTTTTCTGACCGCCAACTGGCATTTCAGGTTTTCCTGTAGCAATGTAGTTAAAAGCTTGGTCAGCAGTAGTTTTAGATCTAGGATCTACTTCAATACTCTGCTCTGCAACTTTAACTTCTTTGATTTTATCAAGTTTTTGCATTTATTGCTCCTTTTTTATTAATTATCATCTATCATAACTTGTGCCTGTTGTACACCAGACTTTGCAAGACTGACTCCAGCACGTAATTTAGCTAAATCATCGTTTTGTTCAAGCTTATCTTCAAAATTTTCTCTTGATTGTAGCAATCTTGCTCTTGCAAGCTCTTGTTGAGCTTCATCATTTTGTTTTTTACGTTCATTTTCCATGGCACGTAAGTCAACTTCTCTAGATTTTAGTTTCAATAGTGGATCATTGTCGAATTGAGACGTAATTTTCTTCTCTTCCTTCATGTAATCCTCTGTCATTTCAGCAATCAACACTGCTTTTCTAGCTTCAATCTGTTGTGTCATCTGTTGTAGCATTTGTGCAGCTTGTGGATTCGTTGGTGCTTGCTGTTGTAGTGACTGTAATTGCATCATTTGCTCTCTAAACTCTAATTGTACTTGTTCTTGAGCCATGATTGATATGTGTTCTAAAATATTTTTTTGTATTGCAGCCATAATCATAGGATTATTTCTAACCATATTCGTTGACATGAAATTTAAGTGCGCTGTGATGTGTGCTCTGTGATCTTGACCAGGAAAAGCTTGGAAAGGTTTACCTGCCATTGCATTAATATGCTCGACACTTGGATCCATCGGTTGTACTGGAGCTGGTGGTGGTAGTATTTGATTAACGTCTTTAACACCGATTGCTTCATACATTTTTCTATACGCATTATACAAGTTATGTATTTGTGGATTTGATTGCGCTAGTTGTAATTCTGTTTGCGCCATCGTAATTCTTTGTGATTGTGAAAATATATTTGGATCTGCAACAGGGATAATATCTATTCTGTCGTCAAAATCTATTTGCTTAATGGTTCTTGCACCACCAACAACATCATATGGATATTCAGGTGGTAAATATTGTGAAACTATTTTAGCAAGAATCTTAAATTCTTTTTTCATTGCTGCATATAATCGTTTGTGTATTGCAGACATGACTCTTGATCCACGTTCCAATAGCGCTATAGTTGTACCAACCGCTGCTGCTTGGTTTCCGTCTCCCACTTGCATATCTGCAATAGCAGCAAATCTTTGACCTGCGCCTACAACGATTCCCATCAACTGTAACAATGTCTGTGATGGTTCTTTGTAAGGTAAAGGAAAGAATGCGTCTCTTAAACTGCCCCCTGGAGCATCAACATCTTTAAACTCACCAGGTTGTATTGGTGATGCTTCGTCTCTAACTCTAACTCCTCGTTGTTTAAATCCTGCTGGTAAATTAGATAACGTACCTGCATCCAATAATTGACGGAGCGCAGCAGTTGCAGTTCTGCTTAGTCCGCCAATCATATGGATCAATCCAAAGCCATAAAACCCTAAACCTGGAAGAAATTTAAAATGAACGAAATATTGAATTTTATTTTTCTTTGGATCTTCTGGGGCATAGTTTCTTCTAATCGCCAAAACTTTTCTTGAACCTTCATCAACTGTTACGATGTAAGGTAATTTAATTCCTGTTGGTTCACCTTCACCATCTACTTCTTCAAAACCTTCTAAGTCTAAATTTACATGACACTCTAACAAAGTATATACAGGTTCTTGTTTACCTGTTTTCTTTGTACCATCTAACTCTCTTTCTTTTTTAGTTAGATCATCATTACTAGTAACACCTGGAGGTCCTAAATCTACATCAGAATAAAAACCATTAACTTGTTGTTTTCTTAAATCGTTCTCTGACATTTTTAATGAGTGGATGATTGATTCCGCATCGTCTAATGAGGTAGCCGTATACGGAACAATCAAATCCTCAGCGGGTATAAATTTAGACACCGCTCTCCCTAATAGCTGATCGTAGTAAACTTTTTTAAAAGTTGAGCCAGCTAAAGGTAAATGGAAAAGCATTTGATCGAACTCAGGTTCGTACTCTTGCATTTGATCCATTAATAAATAATTCATGTAATCTTTAACACGTTCTGATTGTTGTTGAACAGGTGGAGACTCGACTCCAATTACATCTGTTCTTACAGGTCCTTCTGCAGGAAGGAGTTCTTTATAAGCTTGTGCTTGAAACTGTGTAACTGCTTCTGCTAACACTGGATGTGTGGCACCACTTGCTCCTTGAAATGGTTCTGTTCTGTTTTCGTATTTGAATCCTAATAAATCTAAACCTTGTATGTAAGATTGTTCCCAATCTTTTCTGGATGTTTTATAATCCATGTAGTTGTTAACCATGTCGTTACCGAGTGGTTCTAAAATATCATCGGGTAAAATATCTGCTAAGTTATCAAAATGATTCTCGGTTCCTGGAACATTGATTGCACCTGGTTCAAAGTCAATTGTTGCACCACCGTCTTCTTCAGGTGTTACTTCTACAGGACCTTTTTCTTCTACTACTTCTTCCTCAACTACTTCTTCAGATGGAATTTCTATTTCTGTTCTGAGTTCGTTTGGAAGCGACTTGTCTATTTCTGCCATTTAAAATCCTTTTTTTGCTAACTTAGGTCTTCCTTTCATAAGTCCACCTTTTGCTCTTTTGGTGTATCTTAAAAAAGGTTCATTAATAATATCACTTATTTTATCTAAAATGCCTTCATCTATAACATTACCAAAAACATCTTTTTTTGGTGGTGGTGGGTTTTTTCTTCTATTTTTCTGAAACTCCTTCAGCTTACGATCATTTTTATCTTTTCTTTTTTTGAATCTTTTTTCTGCCATTTAATTTCTCCAGTCTGACTGTTTTAACTTGTTTTAACGGAACATTCAACCCCTGTGGGTTAGGTCCTCGTAATGGGGGTATTGTGGTCGTGAGCTTCTTTACCATTAATAATACACTCGTTGTTTCTGTTCTTTGATCTCATCCACATAATCTTCTGGATGCTCAATCAAACCACCTTGTCTAAATCTCATAATTGCTTGCGTGGTGGAGTCAACCAAGTCATCATGATCCCCATACGGAAAGGATGCACACTCTTCAATCACCTCTTCAGCAAACTTCTGTTTAGGAGCCCATATCATACCAGATTCAAACAAAGGTGCAACCGCATTTACACGGGCATGCTTATCATTTCCTTTAGATGGCGTAAAGTTCATGACTGGGATATCCATCTTTCTAAGTTCGTATGTCAAAGGTAGACCAGATGCTTTTGCTTCAATGATCACTGTTTCGGGATTCCAGTACCGATATTGTTCTAACGCTACACGTCTAAGCTCTGGAAACTCATACCGACCTTTGATTGCATCTAACAATATTAAATTTGCCCCACTGTCTTCACTAGGATACCAAACTCCCCATGTCGTTATCGCACTGTAGTCTGCTGTTTCTTTTTTCAAGAACGCTGTATCATAACTTTGTATCACGTGGTAGATCTGAGGAATATCATCTCCTTCGTACTCTTGCCACCACTCACGTTTTAAGATTGCACCTTCTTCAGATGTTGGTTGTTGCATCCATTGTGCATTCCATTTTGTTACAGGCAAAGCTGCTTTGACTTTTTCTAATTCATCTAACTTCCAATACTCAGGCCACACTGGTTCGTGATCCATGATCGCTGGAAACTCGACCACGTGCCATTGATCTGACTTTGCTTCTTTTTGATTTGCAACTAACGCTCCTGTTAAATCTTTCGTGCTCCATCTTGTCATTACTAAAATAATTTTACCACCAGGTTGTAAACGTTGTCGTGGTCCTGATGTATACCATTCGTATGCTCGCTCTAAAGATACTTTGGACATTGCATCTTGTTCCGAGTGTGGATCGTCAATGATCAGAAGATCTGCACCACGACCCGTGATTGCACCGCCAACACCAGCTGCAAAGTATTCACCGCCAGCAGATGTTTCCCAACGTCCTGCTGCTTTAGAATCTTCTTGAAGTGCTGTCTTAAAAATTTTTCTATAATTTTCTGAATCGATAAGATTCTTTGCCTTACGACCAAAACGAATCGCTAACTCTGCCGTGTGCGTTGCTTGAATAATTTTGAGCTTTGGATCACGGCCCACCATCCATGCTGGCAAAAGATAGGATGCAAATTCTGATTTGGTATGCCTAGGAGGCATATTGATTATCAGACGATTTATTTCACCCGTCGCCAATTTATTAAACTTATCTGCAATGTGCCTGTGGTGGGACCCCTCTACAAAATCTGGCCACACACATTTGACAAAAGATAGGAAGTCTTCTTTAGCTTTATTCTGTATCTTTTTTTCAGCATGTAACACTTGAAGTTGTTTGAAGGTCTTTCGCACATCTGCAGGTAATTTATTTATATCTACCTGATTCAAGTCCATGGTACCAAAACGTTTTTTACAGGGTCTGACAATATAAATCAAGCATATATATACATACATTAGGATCCCTATCTACGTAAAGAGGGTATAAGGTACTTCGTACTCTTAATTTTTGGGCGCGGTTTAGGATCCATAGACAATTAAAAAAGATAATCACGCGCCACGAAAAATTGACCACGCGCCACAAATAAAAAACGCGCCCTAAATTTTAGGGCGCGTTGATTAACTAACTAAAGAGATTAGATATTTTCTAAATAACTAAAATACCGCCATATAAAAAATATACCGATAAAAGTTATAGTCGGTGCAATCCAAAAAGGAAGACCAATTGTAAAAGCGTGAAGCGATAAGATCACGCCTAAAACACTTAGAGCAAAACCACATAAAAGCCCTATTAATAATAATACTTTTATCATTTAATAAACTCTATTTTTTTAATGCCTATTCCATTTTTATATGGAATTACTTTATATGGCGTGGGGCTTTCAAGCCCTGTCTTAATACAAGCTTTTAAATAATACTTCCAATTTGTAGCTTGTAAATGTTGCTCAGCTTTTGAGTATTCACTTTGTTTTTTATTGTCCATGTTTTTTATTCTCACTTTCTAACTTGACATTATCAAAATTAAATATAGTGTCAAGCATAATAAAGGATAAAATAAAAATAAAAAAAGGACAATAAATATGGATAAGCACTATGAGAAAATGGATCTTGTAAATGATATTGACCGTCTATTCTATGATATTGAGAATATAGAAGATCAGGCCTCAGTATTTAGAGCCATTTTAAGATTGAATAAAATATCAGTTTTAAAAGGTTTAAAAACTCATATTATTTTAAATTGTACTAGAAAGGACAATAAACATGGATAATGAGTGTGATTGTAAAAATATAGGCCTTATCAATAATGATTGGTTATGTCTTGAATGTGGTGAGAAAGTTAAAAACCCTAACGAAGAAAGTGAGGACAATAAACATGAAACAAACAATGAATGAGTTTGATTTTAAAAACGAATTTAAAAAGATAAGGCCTCAAAACTTTAGTTATGACGGCTTAACCGTTTTATATGATCATTTAACTCAATTTGAGGAAGACACGGATCAAGAACTAGAATTTGATCCAATCGCGTATTGCTGTGAGTATACAGAATTTGACAGCTTTAAAGACGTTCAACTCAATTATGATGTTAAAACGATTAAAGAACTAGAAGACAAAACAACCGTTTTGAAAATACCTAATTCTGAAAAATTAATAATTCAGAATTATTAAAGATCCTTGAGCCGTGGCCATTGGTTCACGGCTCATACAACTTGAACGAGTAAAAAATAGATCTAGACTTTTTTTATCGTTTTAGAAATTTTTTATTTTTATTTTATTTTACAACGCACAAGCTAAAAAGTTCACGCAATAACGCACAAGCGGTCATGGTTCAGGGATCATGGACAAGCGGATCTCAAAAAGTTTTGCGCGGTCAACGGATCACGGCTTTTTGCAAGTAAATAACCTATAAGCAACGGCAAGATAAAAAGAAAAAATCTATTGAAAATATATATTAATTAATACTTATTTAATAAATAACTCTATTAATTTTTAAGGTTATTTATCTCTAATTTTATTATGTACTTCATCAAATAAACTTATTAATTGATGTCTATTAAGTAGAAATAATAAAGCATTAATATAACCTATTTGATTACATAACCAATAACTACTTACAACTTGCATATCTCTATTATCTCTAAAAGCGCATATCTCTTGAAGTGTTAATTTTTCAATATATTTTTTACTAATTTTTCTCATAACTAACAATCCGCGCAATAGTTCTCATAAATAGTATAATCAGGTCTTAAAGGTTTTAAACAACTGAAACAATAACCTTGCATATTAACAACTTTGTTATCAATTATATGTGTCATTTGATATAATTCTCTCAACTCACAAACTTTCATTTTTTTAAATTTGTCTATATTGTGCGGTTCTATTATTTTTTCAACAAAGTCTTTTTTAGTTAAAAGTCTTTTATTCATCATAAAAACCGACTATTTCTTTTAACTCTTCAAGCATATCCCCACTATCGTCTAAATCTTCACGACTTAACCCTAAATTAGACAGCATATTGTCTTCTTTTTGGTCTTCTGTTATTTCTTTTTTATAATGTACTATCTCTATTTTATTTGTTTTTTTTAAGTCTTTTATATTCATCATATAACCTTGATAATTCATAAACATTGCAATTTAAAATAAACACCGCTAATTGATCTCTCATGTTTTGGCGGTCTTCATGTGCTTTTTGTTTATTCTTGTCAATAACTTCAAAATGCTCTTGTTTTAATTCTGTCATAACTTGTCAACGTATGGATCTTTAAACATTTGATTTTGCTTAATTATAGTTTTAGCATTTTCTTTTTGTTTTAATAACCATTTTTCAATGTCTTGTTTTGATTTAAATTTATTTGACGCCAATTGACCTAAAAAATCATTAATAAAATTTATTCTTGCATAACCTCTTAATTCACTTTCGCGTCTCATAGTCTCTTTAATAGTTTTTAAAATAACATCTTGATTTGCAAATGGGTTTAATTCATTTTTCATATTAAATTGTCCTTTATAAGTTTATTTCTGTATATCACGGACAATAAACTATTGTCCGTGATTGTCAACTTGTTTATTTAGACGGCAACAATAAATTATTCGGAATATCAATTTTAATCCCTGCCGTTTGTAGTTCATCTTTTAACGCTTCAACAACAGGTGTTATGTGTGATCCCGTGTGTAATATTAGATTACAACGTTCCCTTTTATGATCTAAAGCATTTAATATTTTATGTCTTTTTTTCATTGTTTTTTTACACTCTTCAAAACAAATATCTTTTAAGTATTTCATAACATAATCTATTGGATCACGTTTTGATACTTGAATACCTTCAAAACTAATGTCCGATCTTCTAACGCGCATTATATTTTTTATTTGATCACTTAATTGATCAGCAACTTTTTGCGCTTCATATTCGAATTGATCCTCTAATTGTTTTTTCTTATTCATAAAGTCTTTATATTTTTTAACTTTATTTTTAAAAACTGAAATTGATTTATCGAGTTTTAATAATTTAGGAAAATTTTTAAAATCTCGATCAGCTTGTTCTTGAGCGTTAATCTCAATTTCTGTTAATATATTGTCTTCTTGATCTTCTATTTTTTTTGAACAAAATGACTTATAAAAGTCAACGTGATCTTTTCTTAATGGTTGCATTATTATATCCTTGTTTTGTTTTTAAATTATTAGAAAGCGAGTTAAGAAATTTTTTGCAATTCCTAACATAATTTTTTGATAAATCCTTTTCATCAAAAATAAAATAATTTAAAAGGTTGTTTTTTTTACTTCTTACTTTCATAAATCCTTCATAATCCCTTGACAAATAAATGTCAAGCCCTTATATACAAAATTGACAATTAATTGTTTAATTATTGTCCTTGCAATATAGGGTTGGTTTGTAATATGCGCTAGAAGGTTCGAACATTTACAACCAACCCTAGCAAAAAAGAAAGTATGAGATATAAATATAAAGAGCAAAAAAAATTATTAGGATCTTCAACTTACAAGATGGAGAAGTCAAGCGGTTATAATTATTTAAGCGAAATATTACACCTTGCACCCTCAAATATAGGCGGTGTAAATATATGTGTTAATGCAAGTCCTTTATGTATAGACTTATGTTTAAACACAAGCGGAAGAGGGCAAATGAATATAGTTCAAAAATCTAGATTAAACAAAAAATATTATTTTTTAGCTGATAGACAAAAATTTTTAGAACAACTTGACCGTGAAATAAAACTCTCAAGCGATAGAGCAAAAAGAAAAAAATTAAAATACACGGTACGATTGAACGGCACAAGCGATCTTCCATTTGAAAGATACAAGCTAAAAAACGGTTTAAATCTTATGGAAAATAATCCTAACGTACAATTTATAGACTATACTAAAATTAGAAATAGATTTAAAAATGAACTTCCTAAAAACTATTCATTAACATTTTCACAAAGCGAGATTAACCAAAAAGATACAAGCGAATTATTAAAAACTAATACAAATATTGCGGTTGTTTTTAGAAAAAAACTACCAAAAAAATATAAAGGCCGTAAGGTTATAAACGGCGATAAACACGATTTAAGACATTTAGACCCTAAAAAAGTTATAGTAGGTTTAATTGCTAAAGGTAGAGCAAAAAAAGATTTTAACGGATTTGTGCAAGATGTTTAATTTTGTGCGAATTGTGGCGGTTTAGATGGTCAGTACTTTACGACAGCGAACCTTTAGACCGCCATATTTAAAACTAACAAGCGACAAGCTTAAGCGCAAGCGACAAGCGAGCAGAAGGGATAATATGAAAAATAATGTTGTAAGTAAATATTTAAAAATATTTGGATTATCCAGATTAAAACAAGTTGTTTACATTATGAGAACAAGCGAGGATGAATACCCTAGAAATAAATATTTAAATTGGGATGATTATATAAAAACAAAAAATGGTTATGATAACTATTTTTATATTTGTAGTAATACAATTGAAGAATTAGAATATCAAATAAATCAACAAGCGAGCAAGCAGAAGGGATAATATGTATAAAATAAAAAGATTAACTAATTGTGGTAATATTGATTTTGATCAAAACCCATATGAAGTTAAATACGGCACACAAACTTTAGTAGATATAAAACATAAAAAACTTTCAAAATTAAGGGACTTAATAAATTCTTATATTGATGAGTATGAGTTAGGAAGTGGAAATTTTATACCACCTAAAGTTTATAAAGATAAAAAATATATTGGACATTTTTCTTACAACGGAAGATTTTGGAGAGAAAAATATCCATATCCACATTTAGAGAAAGAGTATAATTTATGACAGAAAACGAAACATTAAAAAATAGACTTGCTGAATTAACCAAGCAAAATACATTACTAGCAGATCATTTAGCTAGTATGTGTTGTCAAGCAGATGAAGACACACCAAGCGAATATAGAACTAAACATTTTAGATCAACAATGGATGACGCTTACGAGTATCTAGAAAAAATAAATTACTTTAAGAGGGACGAATGAAAAAAAAATGTACGGGTTGGGCAATAGTCACAACTATGGAACGAGAGGACGGCACTTGGTATACCGAAACAATTACAGATATTGATGATGACACGGCTTCAAGTGTTGATAATTTTTTAACTGAATATTGTGAGAATGAAGAGGGGGACGAATGAACGGAGAGGATTACCCACAAAGTAAAGAATTGAAAAGATATACCGTAAGAGGTGGATATACGGTGTACGAGCAGTATGAAATACAAGTTGAAGCTGTTGATGAAACAGAAGCACAAAAAGAGGCATTAAAAATTCCAGTAGAAAAATGGGATGAACTACAATCACAAAATAGTGACTGTGGATTTACAATTGATGATGTATGGGAGGATGAAGAATGAAAAAACAAAAATGGATAGGTTTTAAGAAACCTAAATTTATAGGTATTGACTTTGATTGTAAGGGCAATCCTTTAATTGATTGGCAAGAAACATTGAAATTAAAAATAGATAGGGATACAGTTGGTTATGATTTTAAAGTTATTGCATATAAAAAAGTACAAAGTTGTATGGAAGATTAAGTGACACATACGTTTAAACATCCAAAGTATTACAAAGAACTCAAAAAGAATCAACCGCCAAGCGATGACAAAAAAGATACCGAACCTTCAAGCGAAGAAGCAACAGGCTCAAGCGAGGAGGACAATCCAGAATCGACAAGCGCAAGCGATTGATGACCCTCGAATAACAAATGCTTATCTTTATGTTCAACCAAGATAAAGGTATTCTTGGGATGCTTGACATGAAATGATATTTGGTGAGGGGACAGGCGAACCTTCTTGCCTTTTGACACCTTTAACTCTACTGTGAAAAAGTAGCTGTTAGCATTATACCCCAGTAAATCAGGAGTCCCAAGTAAGCTATAATTCTCAATTCGAATCCAAGAAATAGTTTTAGATATGTTTTTAAGTTTTTTATATAGTTTAGCTTCTGGCCCCATTGCATTGGGTTTTCTCCTAGTTAATAGTCTCTTACATAACCAGGTGGTAAAATTAATTTTTCTTCTCGGTTTGGTTTCAACACTACACGCAAGGAGTTATCCATCGGATTATTACTTTGGTGAACTTCAATCCGTTTGATCTCCTCTAGGTAGCCTTTACGAGTCATGATATATATCTTTGCATCACTGACTGCATTACCTCTACGACCTTGTTGTCCTTCAGTAAACTTGTCTAAATACTCTTGCAGGTGCTTAACGTACATTAACTTTATTCAACCTGTTCTGTAATTCCTCTATCAGTTTTTTATAACCATGCAACAAATTTTCTGCGACCTCTAACTTAGAGCATTTTTGTTTCCAAAATTGTATTTCTGTCCTCATTTCTTTTTCAAAAAATTCAGAGGCATCCAACTTTTTCTGTAATATTTCTATTTCTTTTTGCAACTCTTCCTGACTCTTGTAGACTTTCATGATTGACAATATAGGATAGTTAGCTTAAATTGTCAAATATGGGCGTACCTAAAAGACTGACAGAAATGCAAAGAAAGTTTGCTGAAATACTTGTGTTTGGTGACAAAGACGGTAAGGCAGTGACAAAAACAGAAGCCGCAAAACAAGCAGGATTTAGTCCTAATCGTTGTAGACAAGAAGGCTATGAGTTGACCAATCCTAAATTACATCCACTAGTTGTAGACTACATTGGTAAATTAAGAGAAGAAAAGATACAAAAATATATGGTGACGTTTGATGGACACCTTGCAGAACTAGATCGTATTAAAGAATTAGCTTTGAAAAAGGGTTCTTTTTCTTCCGCTGTAAACGCAGAGACAAATAGAGGCAAAGCGGCAGGACTATACATAGACAGGAAAATAATAAAAACAGGAAAGCTTGAGGACTTATCAGAACAAGAACTAGAAAACAAAATGAAACAAATATTAGAGGATTACGCACCATTGTTAAATGCTAAAACTGTTGAGGGTGAATCCGAAGTTATATCTTCTGAATCTTCTTTACCCACTGACGAGGAATCATTGTCCGATCCCCAAAGCTGATCTCATCACTGTCTTTGTCGTAAGAGGCAAATAATTTAATATGTTCTTTTGTTTTTTCATACAGCCAACCTTCGTTAATTGGTCTTGCTAATTTCATTCTATCAAACTCTTTCTCAGTAGCCCAGCCCGAATCGCTCACGCAGTCGATCCACTCCACTCGGACTTTAGGATAAGGTATGTCGGGAGTTATAGTTGAGGCAACGGCTTTTCTTCTTTTCCTAGGCATATCATTCTATAACACCTCTATAAGAGATGTACCAGATAAATTACCTATAAGATAACAGCCTTACGCGCGCGCGAAGGCACTGCTGTATTAATATTTACTGTAATATGACATAAATTTATGTCACTAAAACTGTTTTTGTCACTATTTTTGTCACCACTTTAGCTAGTAATACCAACACTTTTAGTTCATTCTGACAAAAAGACAAAAACTTTTTATGTTTTTTTTAAGTGTGTGTAATTTATCTGTGATATCTCTTATAGCACTGTCTTTGTCTTATTTTTGCCATAATGTAGCTCCATTACTGCCATTTTGTCCTCTGCCTCAGCTATCTTTAACAGTAATTTATCCACTTCTCCAGTGATATCTGGGTGTTCAGGGATTATTAGTTCCTGTTCACTGTAACATTTTATCTTATACTTGGCGTCTTCTATTTCTGCCTGGTATCTACAGTTTAGAACCTTTCTAAGTTGATCATTCATCTTTTTTCTCCTTTGCTATCTCCTCTTCAAAAAGGCCTTTTAAAGGCACCTGAGCCTGCTCCTTTTCGTCAAACTTGATCTCATGGTACATGTCTAGCCTTTTTAGAAACTCGTGCTTATAACGCCTTAATTCATGGTCCGTGAACCTAAATTCCTGAAAGTATAAGTCTGGTGTACAAACCATGATAATACCTTGTTGAATCTGACTACCGTATACATAATCATGAGCCATGGCATAAGCCGCAATTTGTAGGTAATAATCAGTAATCCATCTCTGGTCCTTGGGCTTATTAGCTTGCTTGAAGTCTATAATAGTTTCCATACCATTGTGAATACATACCAAGTCAGTAGACCCAGCATATAGCCCAGGATAATATAACATGATCTCTGATCCAAGGTACGTGTCCACTGGAGCAAGACCCACTTCAATAATTTTTTCGGCCATGGGCTTCGCCTCCTGTCCGATCCCTGTAAGATCATCGTAGCCAACTCCTTCCACAAAAGACTCAATGAACTTGTGCATGGCAGTTCCCCGCCGACTACTATGATTCTTGATTCGTTCTGCTTCTTCCTCTCCAACTTTGGCCTTCCATCGAGTTAAAAATGATTTATCTTTTGTTTTATCCAGTATCGTTGTGACACTTGGCAAACGGTGTCCTGCTATATCATAGATCCGTGATTCGTCACCCGTTATTTGTTTACCAACGACATATTTATATTTATCTAGCTTTTTCATCTTTATCTTTTAAATATTCAGGAGCAAACTTTTGGATAGCGTTTAGTGGCGCAGAGTCGTGAATGTTTCCAGACACAGATATACGGGTACAATCGGACTTAAACGGAGCTACCCAATGTTTTAACCACGCTGGAAATATAAACATATCCCCTTCTTCAGGAAAAAATGATTGATAAGTTACACAATCTCTTGGTCCATCACCATAAATAAACTGTATACCACCTGGACCACAACTCTTACCCACATATTCTTTGTGTTCTTTTTTAAGTTCTTCAGGAATAGATAGATAAGTTACAAAAGATAGTTTACCATCATGATCGTGTGGTGGGTTAAACTCATTAGCTTTTTGATAGTTAATCCATAACGCAGACAATATATATTCTGGTTTTTTATCGTAAGGTTTTAGAACATATTTTTGATACATTTGATCATAGATACCAAGGTACTGAGACATATAAGGTACCGCTTGTTTTTTAGCTTCCTCGTTAAAACCTTTTTCATCTTCAATAATACCTGCGAGTTTATCTTTAAAATCTATTTTAGATTTTTTACCCTCTTCTAATAATAATTTTTTAAATTCATCAATTATCTTTAATTTAATGACACAAGGTCCCCAGTTAAAAGTGCTTACGTTAATTTTTTCTCCTATCATAATTTTTTCTTTAACTCCTTTAGATATTCTTCCTCTTCTTTACGTTGATTGGCTCTGACAATATCTACTTGTTTATTCCAAGCCCAAGTATTTATCGCACCAGACCAACCCATCACCCATATATAAAATTTAAACATCATTAGTGGTGATACCTACTCATTTCTAATTGATACTTACGAACTCGGTGAACTGCTTGCATGTTTTCATTTTCATACCACCAAATTATTTTATTAATCTTATCTAATTTTTCTTTCTGGCGCATATAAGGTAATACTTTTTTTAATATTTTATACGCTTGAAAGTATTGAACAATATATCTTATAATTGGTTTAGTGTCTCGACCTTTCGCAGTCTTACGAGTTTTACATATATAAGTATAACCATCTTTAAAAAATTCTTTCATAGAATAAATTATATCAAAGTCAGTATTAGTCACTTCTATTTTTACAAAATGAGAATTATATATCTTTCCTCGTTGATTCTTTTTTGGTCGAACAGTATACTCTACATATCCTTCCGCATCAATGAATGATGCAAAGTATATTAAGTTTTCTAATTCACTTCTCATTGTAATCTAGATTTTTTATAAAAGTTTAAATCAACAATATTCTCTGCTTCTTCACCTTGAGAATAATGCTCTATAATTTTTTGTATCTTCTCTAATTTAATATGAGAGTATGGCCAAAATAAAACACAAACTTTATATGCATCCCTATATCCACATCTCCAACGCCATTGCATTTTTTTACCCATGGATGTTTTGTGTGGTGGTCTTTTGTTTACAGAACCAACTCCTAAAGTCTCGTGCATATATTTAATAATAGATTTATCTGTCATGGATACTTCCATTTGTATGTTCCATGTTTGATAGGGCTTCTTGTTATTAGGTCTTTTCTTTGGATACTTCTTATAACTAACATATCCTTCACCATCAAATAGTCCAGCTAGATAAGCTATCTCAGTTTCTTTTATCATATATTTATTTCCTCTCTTACTTTCATGTTTTTTAAATCAGGTTTTTCTTCCTTATAAACCTCTCCACGAGACTCACAAATCCAGCATTGTCTAACATTCTTCCAGTCTTTGTTAATAACAATGAAACCATTTCCTTTACAATTACTACAAATTATCTTCTTTCTATTCTTTTTCATTACTCTTTCTTTAGTTTACCGTTCAACTTTTTTGCTTTTTCGTTTGCTATTGATTCAATTGTTTTAGATATAGACAGTTTGGCATCAGGCAATATAACCTTCGACAACTGTTCTAAAACCTTATATGTTTCTTTTGTTAGAGAAACATTTCTATACTTAGTCATATCTGTCATGTCTTGTTTCCTTTCACAAACAATATAGGGTAATATGTAGGATTGTCAATGAAAATTTTACTAAGCATAATTATTTGTTCACAGGTAGCGGGCACGTGTTTAGAGCCATATCCATGGCCTGTTACGTTTGACACACAGTACGATTGTTTAATGGAAGGATATAAACAATCAATTGTAAAAATGAAAGACATAGGTGTTGATGATGTCAATAAATATAATATGTTTATCAAGTTTTACTGCACACCTACAGATACAATTTGACATTAATTATTATAAATGATAATGCGTGAATATCTTCTCACCATTACCTACCCTTATATTTCCCTCTCAAGGGTAGGTGTATCTATCTACAAATACAACCGTAAAGATAACCACTACCATCGTTCATGATATGCGTGTTCCATGATTCGTGATACGTGCTAAATTCTAAACGTATAATATCACAAAGGTCAAAGCAATCTACTTTTACCAATAACGAGATATGTTCCATCATCGTTTTTGTTAACGGAACTAACTGATACATTCCGTCGTTTAAAATTATAAGATCCATTTACCCACTCCTCTACTTTCTCGTACCAAAGTTTTTTAAGCTTTGGATCTTTTGTTTTGTTGTACTCGTTTGCTAACTTGTCTAGTTGGTCTTGTGTAATCATTTACTTTAGTCCCCCAGTTTAAAACAGATCTTAATCCTGGTGCTGACAAATGCATATCAACACCGTATGGTTTCCACGCTTTCTTTATTAAATTTAATTCAAGCAATAGATTAGACCACTGTTTAGAGCTAACACCGTTTACTTTTATAGTTATTATTTTTTCTTTCATGACTATAGGATAATCATTTAGAAATTAATGTCAACTATTGTTTTCTGCCTTGACGATTATAAGGTTTATGATCTCTTTTTTCTGATTTTGATAATGATTTTTTGTGACGTCGTGGACGTTTACGTGGTTTTGGTCTTGGTACGAAGTTTGTAAATTTACGTTTGGCCATTTTTTAAAAATTTTTCTACTTCAGATTGTGATGTTTTACCAGTTATAGTGGGCATATAAACTATCTTACCATTAATATGTTGTTCTAAATCTGTACCGCAAGTTACACATCTATAGTATTGTGTGGTGATAGATACTAATAAAGTATCTTCCTCACATGTAGGACATACACCATTAACTACCTCTGGGGTAAATCTCCATTGAATTTTTTTTCCTGTCATATGCTTTCTTATTCTTTATCACAATCTGACGGTAACGTCTATCTCTTAGATGTTTAGCTACTTTATTCGATGATGAGTTTCTTGATTGATTTTGAGCCATCTATATTATCTTCTAGTTCTGCTTGACCTTTCCAGCATTTGTACATTACGTTTTCTGAAAATTGTCTCTCTGCATGACGCTTGCCACGTAAACATTGTGCCATACCTTCAGTTTGCAATCGGGCCTCTTTAATCTCTGCGTTTACGAACATAAGAAGGGCTACTACACTTTCAATCATATTTCCTCACATATATTAGTATAGATAATGTAATAATTGAAACTACAACACCTATAAAAAACAAACCTATCATTGTGAATAACTCCCGTTCTTGTAACCAATCTCTCGATTAGCATCCTTTAGTTTTTCAATATCATTTAAAACTTTATCCATCTGTCCTCTTAAAAATTCTATATTAACTTTGTTTAACGCCATGTTTTCGATATGTGCATTTAACTTGTCCGTGGTCTTGTATAAATCCTCGATCATCATAAATTGCTCCGAGTCTGCGGGCAATGAACCTAGTTGTCCACGTGGCCATTTGATTCTAAACTCTGTATTCTCTTCAAGATCTTTCTCCATTATCTGTATACGAGTGTCTGCAACATTAAGGCGTTCTATGATCTGAAAATAACCCATTGTGCCAAGTGCTACGATGATTATCAACGAAGCCACCGTTTTCATTGGCATTTGCACAGCAGCCTCTTCAGATATGTTTAAAGGTTTTTTATTCATTTGGCTTTGGTTTTGGTAGTATAAAGTTTTTTGGAGGCATTTTCAATGTCGTATTATCCATAGTTTTAGCGTCTGGATTAGCCTTTAAGTATTTTTTCTTCTCTTCTTTCCACAAATTTTTACGTTCAGGTCTTTCTTCATTCATATTTACAGGTACAATACCTCTACATTTTGATACCAATAAATCAAAATTTTCATTATGTTTTAATGTAGGATTTCTATTTACTTTATTACACATTTTCATTAACTCTAATTGTTGTCTAAGTTTTTCATTTTCTAATGCTAAATCGTTTCTTTCATCACACTGTAAGTTACCTAAATATTTTCTAAATGTAAGTCTTACTTCTTCTGACTCACTACCATTCCAAGAATTGTCATAATTATTGTAATCATAATCTCTACGAGATACAGATACATCTACTTCACCAGTTCTACATTCATTTGGATAAGAATTTAAATATTCATTTCTAGGATACGCTGGAGTTGTGCAGAAAGCTAAAGCTGTCAACATTAGAATAAGAATACCTGTAAAATAATAATTCATCCTGGCAGTCTCCATAGTTCATCCTAATAATTTATTTCTCTGTTTAAATCTTTAATATCCCATTCCATTTCATTGACTTTATTAGCTAAAACTTCATATAGATTTTCAGCCATTTCCCATGTTCCTTCAGCTCTCTCTAATTTACCTGTAATTAAATTTACTTTGTCAGTGAGAACAGCCATATCTCTTTGAATGCTTTCTATTTGTGCTTTATTTTCATTAATTGTATCTGTTAAGTTCACCACATACTTAACACCCGTAAAAGTTCCAACCAAGACCGAAGCCACGACTGGAACTAATACGAAGTTCTTTTTTAATAAAGCTGCTAAATCCATTATTTAACTATCAAAGCTACTATCAATACAATAAACACAAGAGATTCAATCTTGTGATTATGCCAGTAATGAAAAGCTTTATTTTTAATTTTACTAATCATTTTTTTTCTCCTCTATTTCATAGAAAAACTTGTCTGTATCTTCTGTACGCCAAGCTCTACTATCTTCTACATTCCACTCAGAGGTCTGCACTTTCCAATCAGGAATAGTATCTTTTACAGTGAAAGAAGGTATATCCCATATACATCGATTGTTTGGTTGTGCTGCAAAATTGCCATCGTCTAATGCAATTATGTGAGCGCACTTATGTTCATGCGGAATCTCTGAATGATCAGTGTCAAGTATATTAGACTCTGGATGTGCAAAGTCAACAGTAAATAAGTATTTACCTGGATGCCATTTTTTATCTTTACCTATGTATTTTCCTGCTTGTCCGTCTAAGATATCCCAACGATGCACAGAAGGATAATAACTAAAACAATTCCAGAGCTGTAGTTCATCAAGTCTTCTTCTGGGGACTCGATCGAGGTCAAATCCCTTTTGAATAAACGCGCTAATTGGTAAGCGATAAAATATTGCACCGTTTTCCATAATAGCATGCCATAGTATAGCACGACCTGTAAGAGCGCTAAGACCAAAGATAATGCAGTCTTCAACTTCTCCATGATGTTTATTAAGATCATAAAGATACTCCCTTTTTATTTGTGCATAAGTTGGTGGTATGTTTACATTTAAGTATGCCATAATTTATCCTCATTTTATTTCGCCCCAATTAGGACCAGACTCATAATCAACTTTGTTTGGAACCTCTAAACTAACAGCATGTTCCATTATTTCTTTTATCTTATCAGCATGATCTGGAGATTCAATAGACAAATCTAACTCATCATGTACCTGTATGTGCGGCACGATTCCTTCTTTATATAATTCTAACATAGCTTTCTTAGTCATGTCAGCAGCTGATCCTTGTATCAATCTATTTAAAGCTTTGTATGTATATGCTCTTCTAATTCCTGGTCCGTGTTCCAAGAGTGCTTGATCGTGAGGCAATGCTTTGTGCATGCCAAACATATTTGGTTCCCACAAATGAAACCTACATAATCTTCCAAGTAAAGTTCTTATTTGACCACGTTGCTGTGCTCTTTGCATAACGTTATCCATTAGTTGTTTTACGAATGGTACTCGATCGTGATACTGTCTAAACAATCCGTCAGAAGTTTCTTTATCTACACCTAGTTCAGCTTGTAATTTATTTTTACCCATACCATAAAACAATCCTAAATTAATTGTTTTAGCTTGTGATCTTGGTATGTTAGCCATATCAGCAACGATTGTATGAAAGTCTGCATCACCTTCATTGTATGCATCTAATACATCATTAACTCCATATAAGTTTTGTAGTGAAGCATAGTGTACAACTAAACGTGGTTCTTGTTGTGAGTAATCAAATACTCCCCACTTACATTTCTCTTCTGGTATAAATAAAGATCTGATCCGTGGTCCAAGTTCCTTGTTTCTTGCAGGGATCTGTTGGAGGTTCGGGTTAGAATATGAAAATCTTCCAGTGACCGTACCTCCATTATCAGATCGCAACTGATTTATCTCAGCATGAATTCTACCTTTATGTTCGTGTTTCAATATGGTATCAATAAATGTTGTGTGAGCTTTGTTTATTTCTCTAGCTCTAGCAATATGTTGAACCATTGGATGTGGATGGTTTTGTAAAAAATTTTTAGTAAAGGATGGTGCCTGTGTTTTCTCAGTCCTATCAAATGGTAAAGAAAGCTTTTCAAAGACTTGAGCAATGGATCGTGCGGCCCATATTTGCGTGTCTATTCCTGTTTCTGTCTTCACTTTTTGCAGGCATAGCTTTTCTTCTTGAACTAATTCTTGTTTTAATGCATGAGCTGCTTCAATATCTACTCGAACTCCTAAGAACCGCATATCAACGAGGCAAGGAAATAATTCGGTTTCTAAATCGAAAATAGATTCTATATCTTGATTTGATATTTCTCTTTTTAAATATTGCCACAGTTGTAAAGTTATAGATGCATCTTTCTCTGCATATTGACCTACATACATTGCAGGTAATTTATACATCTCACCTTTTGCATCTACACCCCATTCTTTTGCGGCAGCATACAAAGCTGTTTCATCTTTACTTAATCCTGTGTATCTTTTAGAGCAAGTATTTAAATCAAAACGAAACTGATTCTCATCACATAGTGCAGCAGCTATCATGGTATCTACTATTCTACCATTGATAGTAAAACCCATAGATCGTAGCCAACATACGTCATACATTGCATTGTGAAATATTTTTGTGGCTGTTGTATTCAATACATCTTTCAACCATTGTAACACCATGTTTCTATCCATATTACCACCACCTTCATGGGCTATTGGAAAGTATCCAGCCCATCCTTCTACAGCGACAGCTATACCAACAACTTCACCATTTTTTGTTACAGACCCTGACCCAGTTTTAGTTAGGCCAGGATCTTTGGTTTCAAGGTCTATGGATATCTCATCGTGTTGACTGAGATTCGGAAATTCTTCTGGTGGTAACCACTCTGTCTGTGGTTTAAATATTAGTTTTTGGCTCATAAAGATATTTTTTCCTTATTAGTTTGTTTAATTTTTCTTTGTTAGAAAATGCGTACAACGCTGAATGATAATCTTCAGGAAATATTTCCCAACTAATATCTTCATGTCCTTCTAGTGCTAAATAAATTTCTAGAAAAAATTTATATTTTTTATTCACTGTAATTTTTTTATTTACTCTTGCTGGTGCTGGCATCTTTCATCTTTAACATTTCTAATTGACAATAATGTACAATTTTTTTAAGATCTTCCATCCCTCCTTTCCTCTGGTAACGACAAACGTATTTAATAACGTTTCCTTGAAAGAATGAAAGATCATTCTTTGAAATAAATTCATAGGGCTGTATGGGAAACTTAGTATAATGATTCCCACCTACCTGGGTGTATTGAGGAAAAGCCTCCTCAAATATATCTTTATGTGTCATATAACCTCCTGCATTGGGTAACACTTGTTATCATCTTTTGGTCTTATAATGTGTAAGTGTTCTCTTGTTCGAGTTGCACCTACATAAAATAATCTTGTTTCATCATCTTGATTCTTATCGTAAGATTTTTTAGTGTTGTATGTAAGGTCAGTTAATAGAACTACATTGTCTTCTTCTCCACCTTTTGCACTATGTATTGTAGATAATTTAATCCGTGGTTCTTTGTTCAACATCTCTCCATTACGTTTCATACGTCTTATATAATTAATTCTTTTTTGTCCTGCTTGATCAAAAGCTTCATACCAAATTTCTTTTGTTTCAAGCCCATAATCTTTTTGTAACTGTTCTATGCTATACACACCATTCTTAACCATAGATTTTAATTTATCTTTATTCCATTTAACTTTACTAATATATTTAGAAATATTTTCTATTTGTTTTGAATCCAACATTTGTCCACCTACTAGGTGCTCCCAGTTCAAGGCTGCTTCTTGTATATCTTTCTCATAAAGTTTTTTAAATCTATTTTCATAATAAAAACCTTTATCTCTTATAGTGTCTTCTAATGGATCTAACATAGATCTTGTTCTAGTTAATACTAACCATTTACCTGAAGACATATCTACATCTTCAAAGTTATCATAAGGCGTTAGTCTACCTTCGTGTTTCTTTGGATTCCAACTCTTGTCTATTCGATTATTAACTCTACCTATAATATCATTTGCTAGTTCATGTATTTTTCTAGGAACTCTTTTTGATTCTTTTAAGTGTAGCGGTTTTCCTTCTTGTGCTATGAATGAATCTACATCCGCTCCTGCCCATCTAAATATTGCTTGATCATCATCACCTGCAATATAAGAATCTACTGTTTTCTCCCATATGTTCTTAACCATACTCCACTGCATTAAAGATAAATCTTGTGCTTCATCTATAAATACAACATCAAAGTTTGGTGACATATCTTTCTGTATAAATTTTAATATCATGTCGTTGTAATCGATAAGATTATATTCTTTTTTGTATCTTTCTAACTCGTTGGCTAAATGAATTAGTGTTCCATATTCAACATCTTGATTATGTTCTTTCATATTGTATTGTCTATCAATACTTATGTTTCTAAGTTTAGCTAGATTAATTATTCTAAGATAATCAGATTTTGTAGTAAACAATCCAGTCTCCTCTTCATCGTAATCATTATAATCTAAAAATAAATTTTCTTTTCTACCAAGATCTTCGTAGTGTCGTTTCTGCATGACCTGATCTTTTTTAATTCCTAAAGTTCTAAACGCTAAAGAATGTAGTGTTCTAAAGTGTGGTAGATCATCCTCTGAAAAATTAAATTTTTTCATAGCTCTTTCTTTTGCTTCGTTAGCTGCCTTTCTTGTAAAAGCAAAGTAGCCAATCCTATCTGGATTAGTAGTTTTTAAATAGTCATCTACCTTCTCTAAAAGAGTATGTGTTTTACCTGTTCCTGGTGGTCCTAATACTATTGTTCTCATTAATATGGATCCTTCTCTTTTAGTTTTCTTTGCGTATGTGTATTGTCTGGTTTTTCAAAAGCATCTACTACCATGATGGTAGGTCTTTTCTTACCTATAACAATTCTATCATCAGTGCAATTACAGTATTCTTTTAACATCTGTTGAGTTACTTGTGGTTTCTCTGGCCATTTCTTTCTTTGTAAATGTCCGTGATAAAACTTATGAAATATAAATTTATGTTTACCTTCTTCTGTGTATACATTCCCATTTAGTATATCTTTCTTAGTAGTCTCTGCTGCAGTTCTGTTTGTACAAAACTCTTCTAAGTGTTCTTTTAATTGATCTACAATAGAAGATCCCTCTGGTGCTTTTATTATTTCTACACCTTGTAACAATTGATCTGTATATTTTTCAAACTCTTTAACCGTGATTCGTGGTGGCTTTTTATTAATTTGTTTTGCAACAGTTCTTCTAAATAATCTTTGTTCCATTAGATAGTCTATATTATCTAATTTAACTCTTTCACCATCTACGTTGACCCAATAATATGGTTCATCTAATTCTACTTTCTGTAGATCAGATAGTGTTGGAAATACTGCATCACCACCTATACCAAACTTTCTAGTCCTACATAAATTTTTATCACAGTGATTACACATAGGATCTTCATTACATTTAAATCCTAAATCTTTACCATCATTAAATTTAATTTTACCTTGAACTATCTTGTCATCAAGTGGTCCTTCAGGATGCTTTTCAAAATACTTATAGTTAAATGCATTTATTTTTCCCTGCCAACTTTCTGGAAATTTTCTTTTTGCATATTGTATGTATTGATAAAGTATTCTATCTCTGCCATCTTTAATATCTGATTGTGTTAGTGATTCTAAACAAGGTGGGCCATCACTAAATTCTGACTCTGGTCTTTTTACTTTTAATTGTTCTAATTGATCTGGTGTAATTTTATATAAATTATATAATAAATAAAAACGTTCTAGATTAACAGCTTCACCATTTTCATTAAAGCAATATCTTGTTGTTTTATTACCATTAAAGTATGGTAAATTTAAAAAATTTCCTGTATCATCTTTAGATTTTAATTCTACTTGTTTTGGAAAAACTTCTGATCCACCGTATCCTAACACTGCACTAACAGATATTAGTTTATCTCGCATTAGTTTTGCTTCAACGGAAACTGTTGTAAAACAAAATACGTGTGCACCACCAGACTTAGATCTAAATACTAATAATGGTAATTGTAAATTTTTTATTTTATCTATTAATTTTTTATGATCAAAACCTGCATAAGAGTCTATGTCTATACATCCCCATTTACATGTATTGTCATCTGTGATTGGTATAATACCAAGACTAGGCTCTATACCTTTTAAGTGGTTTTCCCACATTTCATTTGTAACAAACTCTCTTTGTACAAAAGATTTACCTTTTATTTTTTGACCATCAGAACCTTTTCTATCTACATAAGTGACACCATGAGCACGGTCTAATCCTGAAAATATTTTTATAAAATCATCCATATCTTTTTACCTTTATAATTATTAATGGGCGGCTCCAGTCTCCCTTTACCGCCCACTACCTAGGATACTTTAGTATGGTGACTTCTCTGTAGTCTCTGTATCTGTTTCGTGTTTTATCTCTACCTCACCCTTACCTACTTTTTCAGCAAAGTCTTTTGCTAGTTTATAAACACCTTGATCGGATACAGGTCCAACTTTACTTACATCCCAACCAAACCAAGTTCCTTTGTCATTAGTCATTTGAACTGACTTTAACTTATAGATGTGGCTAAATGTTGGTGGTGTAAACAGACCATTCTTACCTTGTAGTTTAATCGACATCATCATTGAGTTCCAAGTTCTGCTAACTTTTAACTGCGTTCTTGTCATCGATATAAGAGCACTAGTAGGTATTTGTCCTAACTGTACAACAAAATGATTTGCTGTATTTTCAAGATAGTTACCATTAGATAATCTATCTCTGTTGAACTGATCTCTTTTAGTTGTCTTAACAATAGGATCATCTATTGTAAAGATATTGACTGGAGCACCTACTCCTTCGCCTCTATCTTGCCATTCTAGATATTTTCTATTGTAGAAAACTGGAATAACTTCTATTCCTTTATCTCCATCAAACAACTCTTTGGTCACACTATTTAATATCATTCCAGGTTCTGCACCTTCGACATATTTAGCGTGCTTCTTGTTTATCTCTGGAGACAGTTGCCCCAAGACTTTCAGAAACGGTAAGGCAACATCGTCTTGCCCAATGTTCTGAGAGCCAGCATTTGCATCAGCTTCAAACATGTTGACAGCTAGTGCACCTGCTTCCTCCTTCTTCGCTATATTTGTTTCATTTTTCATGATTATTTTTTCCTCTTTATTGTTGTTTTATTTCCAACGAATACGCTGAAAATTTCCGCTGGCATTTCTTTACCTGCCTCTATACGTTCACGGACTAACGCTTTCAGAGTCATGGGTTCAACCTTCAACTTCTGTGTTGGTTGAAGCCCTTGACCCCTCGCAAGTTCAGCATAATCTGCTGCCTTGTTATCTTCTCCACGTCCAAAAGATACTACCACCTCGTTCTTGATAATATCTCCTAGGTCATTGTTTCGAAGCCAGTTAAAAGCCGCCTCTTTATTTGCCTGTGTAATCGTAGCATTGTAGAACGGCTTGACGTCTATGGTAGAACCATCCATAAGTTTGAGTTGAGATAAACCCATCTCAGACATCATGGTTGGAATTACCTCACCAGAGATAACGTCTAAATCTTTTTTTCTGCTTTTTAATGTGTCTTCTATATTTTCTATTTCTTTTGCTAAAGACTCCATCTTCTGCACCTCATCAGATAAAATTTTAAGATTATCACTTTTATCCAATACATCTGTTTTGTCTTGTTCAAAGTTAATGTTACTCATCTATTTCTCCTTTCTCGTATAGATTAATTTCAATAGGATAATATTTTCTTTCTTGTTTATCCCACTTGAGTAAATTATATTTTCCATTTGTAATATCAGATACAATAGAACATGCAACACCTATGATTGCAGGATCGCCTGTAAGTAGTAAATAATCCTTACTATTAAAATGTCTTAATCCATTTCGCAACTTATATATAAGTGGACCTGGAGAAAAAATCATTTGTGAAAGTTCTGGTAATAAAAATTTAAATTGACCATACTGTGAAGCACCCATAATATTAATTTT